AGCAACTCAAAGTCAAACGGCGTCGAGTTCATCCATAAGTGCGCCGAGGTCTGCGCCCTCATGCGCATGGCCTTCGAGAAGGTCGATCTCTCAGCCAATGACAAGATCGAGAACATGCGCATGGAAATCCGGATTACTGTATCCGGCAAAACAGGCCGCATCATCGTCCTCGCCGCAAATCCCCGCACCGCCCGCGGCTTCTCCGGGGACCTCATCCTCGATGAATTCGCCTTCCACGAGGATAGCGCCGCCATCTGGGACGCCGCCGAGCCGATCGTATCGAGCAATCCTGATTACCTTTGCCGGATCGCCAGCACCGGGAACGGCCGTTTTAACATGTTCTACCGGATGGCAAGCGATTCCTCCCCCTATGCCGTCTCCCGCCTCCGCCGCAGCGAGGCCTGGCGCATGGGAATCAAGATTTACGATCCCGCGACACGCCGGGAACTAACCCCCGATGAAGCCCGCGCCGCCGCTTTGGACAAAGCCAGTTACGACCAAAACTACGAGTGTGCCTTCAACGATGAGAACATGGCGCTGCTTACAAACGCCCTCATCTCCGCCTGCGAGTATGTTCCGGACCGGGAACCCCGGGAACGCCAATCTCCCGATTGGCAATCCCCCGAATGCCACATCTGCGCTCAGGACTGGTCTCACGATTCCCTCGAGTTCCTCCGCGCCTGCAAAGGCCCGCTCGGCATCGGCCTCGATGTCGGCCGCACCCGCGACATTACCGTAATAACCGTCGGCGAAAAAATCAGCGGCATCCTATTCACCCGCGCGTTGCTCCGCATCAGTTCCATGCGCCTTCCGCAGCAGCTCGACCGCCTCCGTCCCGTCCTCCAAATGCCAAACTTCGGCAGGCTCAGCGGCGACGCCACCGGCCTCGGCCTCGGCCTCGTAGAGTTCGCCCAGGAGTTATGCGGCCCCTACCGCGCCGAGGCCGTCCAATTCGCAAGCCGCGAGAAGCGCACCGTCCTCGGCATCCCGCAGGCCGACTCCGCATTGGTCACCGAACTTATGGCTCTCGACTTACTCGAAGTCTTCGAAAACCGCACCATCCGCGTCCCGTACGAGACGACCCTGCGCGACAGCCTGCGCAAACCCGAGCGCGTTACCACCACCAGCGGCGTCCGCATCGCCGCCACTCGCGACGAAGCCGGCCACGCCGACGAATTCTGGAGCCTCGCCCTCATGGTCCGCGCCCTCAAGGGCTCTCAAACCCATTTCGCATTCGATCCCCTGTAACCACGCGACGACGGCCCCCCTGGTCCTATTTGTCCCAACTTGAACTTACACCTAAACTTGAACCCGAACCCAAAACTCCCAACCCGTCGCGCACCCAAGACCGAATCCCTGGTCACCGCCGACGTGGTCCAGCTCGCCCTCCGCTCCCGTTTCAATCCCCTGCGCGGCCTCACCCCCCAGCTTCTCTCCGTCTATCTCGATAACTTCCTGCTTGGCTTCGTAGCCTACGCCGCCCTGGTCTGGGACCAGATAGAAAAGCGCGACGACGTGATCCGCAATGTCGCGAGCAAACGCAAGAAAGCCCTCGCCAGATACAAGCGCAAATCCTTCCAGCGCGACCAATCCCCCGAGGCCGCTGCCCACGCGCAGGCGCTCGACGAGTTCTACGACAACCTGACTGTCGTCAATGCCCTCGATCAAAACGAGACCGGCGGATTCCCCCTGCTAGTCCGTCAGATGATGGACGCAGTCGGCAAATACTACGCTGTCCATGAGATAGTCTGGCAACCTAGTGACATCCTAACTGCCGAACTCCGCTTCGTCCCCCTTTGGTTCTTCGAGAATCGCTCCGGCCGCCTCCAGTTCCTCAAAATCCCCCTCGGCGGCGCCAATGGCGAACCGCTCGAACCCGGCGGATGGATGATCACCAAGGGCGACGGGATCATGGAGGCCTGCTCGATCGCCTACATGTTTAAAAACATGCCGCTGAAGGATTGGGTAAGTTACTCCGATAAGTACGGCACCCCGGGCGTCCTCGGCCAGACCAATGCCGCAAAGGGCAGTGAAGCCGGCGAGGCCCTCAAAGCCGCCGTGGCCAGCTTCGGCCAAAACTGGTCCGGTGTAGTCTACGGCGCCGATGGCACCATCAAGGAACCCATCTCACTAATCACCGCCCGCGGCGAAGGCACCCTCCCCTTCCCGCCCCTGGTCGAGCGCATGGACCGCGCCCTCGCCTCCCTCTGGCGCGGCAGCGATCTCTCCACTCTATCCGCCGATAACAAAGGCGCCAGCGTCCAACAGGACGAAAGCACTATCCTCCTCGAAGACGACGCCGCCATGATCGGCGAGACCCTGCAACTCTATATCGACCGGTGGGTCATCGCGCAGAAGTTCGGGGCCAAACCCCTGGCTTACTCGCGCATCGTCGTTCCCGAATCCAAAAACGTCGCCCTCGACCTCCAGATCGATGAGTTACTGCTCAAAGCCGGCGCCCGGATTGGCGAGCGCGAACGCCTCGAGTACTACGGCCGCACGCTGGTCGGCGAAGACGATCTCCCCCTCCACAACCCGGTCACAATCATGGAGCGCGTCCAGGACGCAACCCAAAAACAACCCGTTCCCTCGGAAAACCTATCCGCCTGACAATAGTAACCGCTCCGCCGCTGGCGATGTTTCACTTGAACTTACCCCCATCCGCAACCGCCCGATACCTCCACTTACTAAACGCTTTACCTTTATGAACATCCATCACTCCATCGCAACATTGCTGCGAACTCTACCCTCACATGGCTCAGCGAGCCATGGTTGCATTCGGAATAGCCGGCCCATCCTCCTGGCAAACGAAGCCCGTCCGCTCCCGGTCACCCTCTTCCTCCCCAACCAGCTCACCCCCCGCGAGACCGGCCAGGACCATTGGCTGCAACTCTCCCCTTTCGGCGATTTCGCCAACGTCAACGGCACGGCACGCGTCATCCAGCGTTTCCGCAAGGAAGACGCCCGCCACATTTGCGACGAGTTCAACTCCACCATCCGCCGTGTCACCCAGCCGCTTGGGATGCCTTTCTATATCGGCCACCCGGATCATCCACGCTTCAAGGGCCAGCCGGGCCATGAAGACACCCGCTCCTATGGCCGCGGCAAGGAAATGGAAGTCCGCCACGACACCGCATGTCCCGCCTGCGTCAGCTTCGCAAACGCAAAATCCGACTCCGCTCCGTGCCCTGATCATGGTCTCTTTGTCCGGATGCACTGGAATGACGAAGGCGCCCGCCTCATTGCCAACGAAAGCTTCCACGGACACAGCGTTAACTGGGCCGCAATCCCCGAGGGAATGGAAAACGGTGTCCAGGTCTTCCGCCCCGTCCGCGTAAAAAGCGCCGGCTTCACCAATGAACCCAACATCCCCGTCCGGCCGGCCTCGCTCGCCAACTCCGCTCCCGCCGCCAGCGACGACGAAGAGCAACCCGTCCAATACATTGTCCCACCCCGCCTGAAAATCCTAGCCGGCTTCAAGGAAGATGAAGAAATCACCATGGACGAAGTTATCGCCGCGCTCGAAAAGGCGCGCCCGGTCGACAAAGCAAACGAAGCAGCCCTCGAACAACAACTCGCCGCCGAACGCCGCGCACGCGCTACCTCCGTCGTGGACACTCTCGTAAGAGCGGGCCGCGTCATTACTCACGATCGCGCCGCGTGCATCGAGCAACTCTGCAACGCGGGCGACCAGTTTGACCAACAAGCCGCCGAGCTCGGCAACGCCCGCCCGCTGGTGAAAACCGAAGCTCGATCCAATGGTCTCGCCGGCCAGCACGCCCGGGTCGTCGAAAGCGAGCGCGAGCGTACCGCGCGCCTCCAGGAACTCATGGACACCCGTCAGAGGGATTTCCCGAACGAGACCTACGAAGAACGCTTCCGCGCCGTCGCAAATTCCAACGAGGGCGTCCAACTCTTCGCTCAAATGCGCCGCTCCGGCACGGAAGAATAACCAATCCCTATGTCAAAAGAACACGATCCACAAAAGATCCGCGAAAAGATCAACTCCGGCCTCAGCCGGGAACAAGCCATCGAAGTGCTCGACCGCCAGGCCGCCCACGACGCTCCACCTCCCACAAAAGAAAAGAAAACTTCAAGAACTGTCCCCGCGTCATCCGGCGGCGACAAATAACCACCTTGCCGCGGGAGCAATCACGCGCCGCTGGCATTAACCAAAGAACAAGAATGAACAACGAATGATGAGCGATCAAGAGCCGTCTCTTCCCTTCATCCTTCAACCTTAGAAAAACCACCTATGTTTCACTCAATCATTGCCGGCCTTGTCTCGCTGCTCATCATTGCAGCCGCGTGGACCGGCCTCCATAAACGTCATATCCCAAAAGCCCTGACCGATCTGGCCAACTCGATCCTGGTAAACATCACGCCGAAGGGCCGTGCCACCGCCGTGGCGGACGCGCCCTTTACTCAGCGCTACCTCATCGCCTGTCGTGGCGCCGAGTATTACAGCATCGCCATCGCCGGACAGGGGAGCATCCCATACGCCGTTGTACCCGATATGACTCCAACCACGGACACGGATCTAAGTTACCCGCTGCCCGTGAACATCCTCGGCCTGAACGAAGATACTGAACGCATGATCGCCAGCAGCGCCATCAATATCGACGACCTGCTCACGACCGACACCGGTGGCCTCGTGCGGACCGTGCCGCAGATCGCGGGAACCTATTGGATCCTGGGGAAAGCCAAGACCCAGGCGTTCGCAAACGGCGACCAGGTGGAAGTCATTCCCTGTTTCCCCTACGTGCGAAGCGTTGCCCAGGCCGTCTAACTCCCATCGCCCATCTCTCATTCGAAAACATCCAATCACTCCAATGAAACATAAACTGACACACTTCGGTTTGATCGTTCTCGCCATGGCGCTCGCCGCCATCGTCCTCGGGTCCTGCTTCCAGCCGGCGCAGGCTGGCCAGTATGACGTCACCTATCCCATCCGCGTCTCTGGAACCGGCTCGCTGCTTATGCCGTACATCGGCATCTCCGGTTCGTGGCAGACTATCGCCACCACGAGCACCAACGGTTTTCTCCAGACAACCGGCACCGGACTGGCGGTGAACCCGAGCCCGATCATTACCGGTACGGCGAACATCCCTTCGCCATCTCCCGGCCAATTGGGGACCTCCGCCACCGGCCAGTTGCTTATCTGGACCGGCTCGAGCTGGGTTCACTAACCGGCCTCACAAATCACAACCAAGAAAACCAATCCTACCATGAAACAAATCATCAAACCGGAAGCCGCCTCGCGTATGTCCTTTGCGGACTTCCGCAAGCATCACGCCAGCGCCCTCGGGAGACTGGCAAAAATCGAAAGCGAGCCCGTGGCGCTCATTGCCAACGAGGGCGCCGCAATCCAGCCGGGCGCCGTCTATCTCGCCAACGAATCGGTATTCACCCAGCAATACTTCGACGAGCCGCTGACCAACTACGCAATTGGATGGCGCGATCCGAATAACATCGAGGAGACCCTCGAGTTCTTCGCCCCCAGCGTCCCCGTGCCTCGTCGGTTCACTTATAAGTCGTGGACCAACATCGAGGAGTTCCTCTCCGAAGGCACTTACGATGATCTCCGCGCGATTGGCGCCGAGTTCCCCACCGTCAAATACACCGGCACGGAAATCCACGCCCGCACCGATAACCGCGGCCTCCGCATCCGCGTGGACATGGATGAAGTCGCCGATCCCAACAGCGCGCTGGCCGGCGGCCTCCCCGCCTACCAGGCCCGCATCGTCGAGAAACTCAAACGCCGCATCCTGCGCAATTCGCTGCGCCGCGCCATCACTCTTCTCTCCGCCGGTTCCGTCGTGACCGCGAAGACCTGGAATGGCACCGCCGGACAGGATCCGGACAATGATGTGCTGCAACAGCTCGTCTCCGCCGCCACGCAATCGGGCATCCGCCCGAACCGCGTCGCATGGGGCGATACCGCATGGTCCAAGCGCGTCCTCACCCACCGCGCACAGAACGACGCTGGCGGATACGCCAGCGCCGGCCTTACCCCCGAGCAGGTCGGCATGTTCCTGACGACACAGGCCTATGTGTCGAAGGAGCGCTTCTCCGCCGCCGGCGCCGGCCTCGCGGAAATCGTTGGGAACCTCGTCTTCATGTTCTACGCCCTCGCCGGCCAGGATACCGAGGACCCATCGAACATCAAGCGCTTCTACTCGATGACCGACAGCGGCGGCCCCTGGCGCGTGTATGTCCAGCAGGTCACGAGTAAGTTGGTCGATATCACCGTCGAACACTACGAACTCATCAAGGTCACCAGCCTGCTGGGGATCAATCAGTTCACCATCAGCTAAGTCATTTCGGAATGCGGAATGCGGAGCGCGGAATGAAAACGCCGCCTCCCATTCCGCAATCTGAAATTCGCAATCCGCAATAGCCCATGAGTAACTGGACCTCCATCACAATCGACACCCTCAAGGCCGCCGGCCATGGCGCCATCATCGACGCCGCGCAAACCGCCGGCATTGGTGGCGTCGATCCCGTAGCCGAATCCATTGCCGATGCCGTCTCGCGCGTCCGGGCCGCCTGCTCGACCGGCAACCAACTGGATGCGGACACCACCACGGTACCAAACAGCGTCAAAGCGCTTGCCATCCGCATCGCGCTCTTCGCGCTCATGGAGCGCATTGGTTACCCGCTCAGCGAAGACCAGCGCGAAACGCGTCGCAATGACAATAGTTCCCTTCTCCGGATCAATGACGACAAATTGAAGTTCGAGCTTCCCGACAACGCCGCGGGCTCCGCCGAAATGCAGCGCGGCACGGACATGGATACCGTCACCCGGACCAATCGCCACCAATATACCCGCAAGGCAATGGAGGGCTTGCTGTGAGCCTTCAGCGTTTCCAGCTCGACGTCGCGGTCCGCCTCGAGGCAGCCGCCTTCTTCGCGGATGTCCCCATCTTGATTTTCCGTCCCCGCACCGCCCTTACGGCCGCCCAGATCCAGGACACCATCAATGCGGCCCTGGGCGCGCTTACTACCCAAAACGGCAAGGCCGGCCTTTGCGCCACAGTCCTCATGCCCCTTCTCCATACCGAGAAACAGGAGTTACCCGGGCCCTATCTCCATCTGCAATGCATCATACGCGTGCAGGAAAACGTCATGGTAAACATGGGAGTAAATGGAACGCAAATCGCCTGCGAGGACGCCGCAATCGCCGTTGCGCAGATATTGCACCTCTGGACTCCCGGCGGCACCGCCGGCATACTCCGCGCCGCTCCCAATACCATCACGCCGAACCCAGCCTTCGAAGGCAAGGTAACATACGATGTACTGATCGAAAGCGAGCTCGACCTTGCCTGCCTGCCGAAGACAGTGCAGCCCTTTATCAGCGACAACGCCGGCACAATCTCGATTGCCTGCGCCGACGGCTCCGCCGCCACCTATTATACAATCGATGGATCGATGCCGTGGCCTGGCAACGCCACTTATCCCAGCACCGCCGCACTTTACAACAGCCCATTCCCCGCGCCCGCGTCCGGAACGTTAATCCGCGCCTCCTCGTTCACACCGGGGAAACTGGGCAGCGACATCGATTGGCTCCAGCTATGAACAAAGTTTCGAGTTTCAGAATTCCGAGTTTCCAAGTCGTCGAGACCGGAACGCCGAGAACTTTGAAACTATGAAACTAAAGACTTTGAAACTGCCATTATGAGCATCCCTCTTCGCATCCACGGCCCCGCCATTATCATCTTCAACGGGGTTAGTTATTACTTCAAAACCGGCCTCAGGGGCGTCATTAAGCGAAACCTCGCCAGGATCGAAGTTGATGCCTTCGGCCAGATCGCGGAAGTTGCCAGGGATTGCGTTGTCGAATTCTCCGGTACCCCCGCCGGCTCTATCCGCGCTGCGGACCTGGCTGGCCAGATGCCGTACCTGCCATCCAGTATCGGACAGAGTATCTTCGGCACAACGGACGTCCCACTGGTTGTGCAGACCATCAATGACGGTCAAGCGATCACCTGGCAGCGCGGCGCCATCAGCAAGTACGCGCCCATCCTGCTCAGCGCGACACAAGGGACCCTCTACAAAGGGGACCTGACCTTCTCCTGCCTGATGGCGAGCAGCTTCACACCCACCGCCACCTCCGCGTGGAAGTCCATCAACTCCTCCGCTTTCTCCGATACCACCTTCGATCCTTCAAAAGTGCGGATGGCCCAATACACCGCCGCCTGGGGAAGCGGGTCTCCATACAATGCCATGATCTCCCAGGATGGGTTCTTACTTACCCCAGCTATTGAAACTGAGAATATCTCTGTGGATAACTATGGCATTGTCGACATGGCACTCAAGTCCGTGACGGGTATCGCCCAGTTCAAACCCGCGAATCTAACAGAAGCGCAAATCGACGCGCTCATCGACTTACAGGGAAGCACTGCCATGCTCCCCGGCCAGGCCATTGGAGACGGAGGAAATGACCTTGTCATCACGAGCAGCCAGTTGGTTGCCACCCTCAAGATGGCGGGAGCCGCCGATTACAGCCTCATGTATGCCACCGGCAAGCTGCGGCCCGGTGATGTCGCATTCCGGGCCGCCACCACCTTTACCGCCGGCGTTCCAAATCCCATCTTCACTTTCACCATCCCCGGCTGACCACCTTCATCCTTTCCCCAGATGCTCGTCTCGATAGGTACATACGCCCTCTGTAACGGCACCCGCTCCGGCGGTATCGGAATCACCCGCCTCCGCTTCCGTGTGCGCCGGAAGCTCCAGGTTGCGGAGTGGTTTCGCGCGCAGGAAGTGGAAACATTCGACCGGGGAAACCGCGAAACCATGGTGACCTTTGAAATATCGCGGACATTTGCCACTCAAGAGGCGGCGGATGTCTATGTACTCCAGCACGAGGAGACCGTTCCCTCCGCCGGACTCGTCACATTCACCGCATTTCAGCCCAATGGGCAAAAGGTGGTGCGTTACCTTGCCGATGGAAAGGTGCAGACTCACGAGCTGGTCGAGCAGATCGGCGTCACCACGCGCCATCAGTATGCCATCATTGGCGGGACCATTCAGCAATCGCAACCCAACTCTTAAACCCACCTAACATGCCTACTTTCAATACACAGGTTATCCGGATCCAGGCGGACACCACCAGCAAGGATAACTTCCTCGATCTTAATACCAGCGCCGAGCCGCAGGCCTGGTGGGCACGAAATCTGACCATGCAGGTAGGCGTTTTCGCGGGCGCCACTCTGCTTGACGTCAGCGACCTTCAAAGTGTCTCGGTATATCTTAAGGACCCGAGCAACCTGGACGGAGGAGCCCTGGTCACCAAGACCATCACGACTTTTGACAACACCACGACGCTCACAACGTGGAACTCCGGAGCCCAGCAGCATTTCGTGGTCACTTTCACCGCCGATGACCTCAGCTTTTCACTTACCAATGGCGCCCGGCTGGTCCATATCTCGATGGTGGCCATCACCACGGGTGGCCAGACGGGTACCATCTGCGTGGGTACACTCAATATTATCGATGACGGCGGAAATGCCCCGGAAAGCAACCCGGTCAATGCGATCACTGTGACGCAGGCCCAGGCGATGGTTGCAGCCCTGGCCTGGACCGCAGCCTCCGTTGCCTTTCCGCTCTCCGGCGTCGCGGCCTTGCTGGTCGAGCAGAATCAAACCTGGCTGCTTGGCCGCCAACCCATTACCCTGGGCGCCGGTACCGGAGCTTATGTCGGGAATGTGGTGCTCATCGACTCAAACGCCCTGGCCGGGGCCCTGGTGCGGATCCCAATCGATTTTGCCGCCTCCGCGAATCCCACCGTTAACATTTACGACAGTTCCACGGGTGGAACCCTCCTCGAGGGGCCGCTGGTAAATCCAAATCCCGGCACTGCCGCAAGCTTCCTTTTCACAGCCGGATTCGATGGAACCAACTGGCACAAAGAGAGCGGCAGTTGGATCAACTGAGTTCCTTTCACCCGCAGATTAACGCAAATGAACATAGATTTTATGAAAACAAAGATTCGCTTCCGCTCCCCGGCTTTCCTTTTGGCTCTGGCCTTTGGCATTCAGCCTTTAGCCTTTAGCCTTCTCTTCGCCGATCCCCCCCCGGCAACATTCTACCAGTTCAACGGCGGCGCATCGGCAACCATCAGCAGTGGAACGTCGATTACGCTCGCCCGCCTGGGAAGCGTCTCCTCTTATAATCTCACGCTCGCGAGCGGTACCTCGCCTTACACCGCCAATCTCTCCCTTTCGGAAACCGGAATCCACGCGGGCGACGTATATCTGATCGCGGTCAGTTATCCCGCCTCGACTAATCCCACGCTTTCTGTATTCGACTCGGGAACGAGCGGAACACTCCTGGACAGCTCGACCGGCTCCGCGGTCGCCGGCAGCACCACACTCGAGTTTGTAAACACCACGGGCACCGCCTGGGTGGCCTTCCACAAAGGCGCGATCCTAACCAAGAATCTTGCCGCAGGGGTTCTGCCGGCCCTCGGCGCTGCCCCCAACTCGGCGGCCGGATTCGTCACGGGAAGCGGCCTCGCTAATGGAACGGCGGGGTATTCGACAGCAGCGGGCCTGAAGTACTTCTACATTTCAGGCACCACCCCAGGGGACACCGCTTTGACCGCAAGCAATGGCTCCATCTCAGCCAATGTCGCACTCGGTATATCCTCCTCCACCGTCTCCTGCTCGCTGCCCTACCTCAATCACACGAGCGGCGATATTGCGATGATCAATGTAACATGGCCGGGAGCCTCATACGCAAAATTCAAGGTATATGATAACAACCCCGCCACCGGAACGGTACTCTGGGCTTACCAGACAATTGGCAATGGAGCCCAGGCGGCGCTACTGTTCCAGTTCAACGGCTCCGCCTGGATCCCGTTCGGGACAAATGCCGTCATTAGCACCGGCCTCTCTCCCATCCTTTGGCTAAAAGCCGATGCGCTCTCGACAGGCAGTGGCGGAGCGGTCACGGACTGGAACGACCAAAGCGGGAACGGCAATGACGCCATGACCTCCGGTACTTACGGAACTCCTGTGTTTCTGCCGAATCAGATCAATGGTCACGGCGCCGTTGTATTCAATGGGACCAACCAATTGCTCTCTACTGCGAATCCCGTCTTCTCCGGCACCATGCCCAGGATGATGATCGCCGTTTATGAGACCACCAGTACGAGCAACAGCCTGATCGGTGGCATCTGCGGAGAATCCCGGACGGACGCCACTGGCGATTGGTTCTCGCTCCAGACGCGAGTGTACGGCGCAGTGGGCGACCCTTATTTTGCCGGCTATTCCGCCGATGTAACCGCAGACACCGCCCCCCTCCTCAATACCTGGGAGATGGCCACCGTGCTCTGGGACGGGACCAACCTAACGCTATATCACAACGGAGTTTACTCCACGAGCGCAACGCTGTCGCTGAACACCGCATCCTCTCCCTTTGATGTCGGCTGCGCCAATTTTCTAAGTGCCGATTCGGGCGGGCGCTCATTCTTTCCCGGAAAAGTCGCGGAAATAATCATTCTCCCCAGTGCCAGCCAACAGGACCGTCTCAATGAAGAAAGCTATCTTACTACTAAATACGCTCTGCCTTAGCCTTTGCACCCTCAGGGCGGGTCCGGTCCTTCCCGGGGTCTCTCCCGCTTCGGAGACGGTCGTCTATGTCAATCCTCAGAGCCAGGAGTCCTGGTTGCAGGCCCTTGATGATACTACGCTTTCAGGTTCCCAGCTAACCTTCACCGCCGGGGTCATCTCCGGCAGCTCCGGGCTTTTTCCTGGAGTCGGCGGTATCTATGGCAGCGAATATCTTCGGGACCTCGCGATGGCTGTCCGCTGCAAGCCCGTGGATTTTTCCGCTCAATTCGTCTGGAACCAGATCAAGGTCTTCGCTTCGTTGCAGTACAGTAACGGCGCGCTGCCCGATGCGATCTCGCCCTCTGGCACCGGCGTGCTGGCCGCCTCCAACCAATACTATGCCGTCGACGATTGCTATGAGTTCGTGGACCTGGTCTTCAGCCATTTCCTGATGACTGGCACAACGACCGCATTCACAACCTATGCTTCCAACATCGCGGCCGCCCTGGCATTCCCTCCCGTTTCCAATCACCTTGTTGTCTTGCCGCCCGTCTACAGCGGCACCGGCCATTTTGTTGGCTTCGGCTTCCAGGATACCTGCAAGGAAGCCGGCGCCGAATCGATGTGCAGCACGGAACGCTGGCGTGCGGAAAAGGAGATGGGAATCATGGCGCAGGCCGCCGGAGTCACGGATAGTTATACCTCAGAGCTTTCCAATATCACGAATTCGCTCAATTCAACGCTCTGGGATGCCAATGCCGGCTTATATTGGAACGCGACCGTAAGTTGCACCGAGCACTCGATTGCCGCATCCGCATATATCTGGTACCTCGGAGCCGGAGGGACGACAGCGACAGCCGGAGAGAATGCGCTCGCCGCGATGGCAACCAATCCGCTCGATGTGCAAAACGGCCAGATTAGACACATGCCGTGGCCGGAGTATTGGGACAACAGCACCTCGACTCAGCAACAATACCAGAACGGCGCGTACTGGGCTACCTTTACCGGCTGGTTCTGCGGAGCAGTCTCAAACGTGAACTTGTACCTGGCTCAATGGGTATTCTCGCGTTACGTCGACGCCGCCCAGGCACAAGGCCCATCCGCGACTCCATACGAGGCGACGAACTCGGTAGACGGCTACCACGGCGTCGCCGGCTACTGCGCGTCTGCCGGAATGCCTCTTCAAGGCCTGGTGATAACCAGCGGTACGTTCAATAGATGAGTTTCAACTTTCGAGTTCTAGGTTTCGAGCGGCGGAATGCAGACTCACCAATATCCTTTCACGATGCCTGACGAAGAAATGCCAAACGAGAATAACGGTCCTGACACCGCGGATGAGAACCGTGAGCAGGATAACGTCGCGCTTCCCGACAATCCCGAAGGGCCGACAGGAGATATGAAACCGGCCGGTCCGGATTCACATCAATTCCCGGACGATCCACGTTTCCCGCGCCCATATCCCCCAAGCAACACGACCTTCCACGCGACTCCCGAATCTGTGCCAGGCGAAACCCGCGCCGACAACTCCGACACCATCCTGCGTCTCCTGGCCCTCGTCGAACAGATACACCGCGCGACCTATTCCCGCGTCCCCGATAAAGACCCCACCCAGGACATCATCACACGCATCGAGCGCCTCGAGACCTGGGTATCTACCAACCGCCTCCCATAAGTAACTCTCCAAGCCTCCAAGTCCCGGGCTTCGCCCCCCCTCGAAACTTTGAAACTTGAAACTCGAAACTTTCCCTAATGTCCTGGTATCTCAAGATCGGTAACGCAGCGCCGCAACTCTTCGCGACCTACGGCCTGAACAGGCTCAAATGCCGCATCCGAAGCCAGCGCGCCGGCAGTTTCTCATTCACCGCCGATGGCGCGAATGCCGACTCCGACCCGCTCGCCGTCGAAGGCACGCTCTGCACCGTCCTATGGAACGCCACGCCATTCTTCCAGGGCCGCCTTCACCAGATCCCTCGCAAGGGCAGCGGCAGCGCGGAAAGCGTCGATTACGAGTTACTCGACGCATGGCACGACTTCGAGCGCAATGTCTATCAGCAGCAGTGGAATATCATCATCAGCACGGACGAAGATGGACACCCCACCACGGCCTCCCAGTACCGCAGTGAGTGCATCCTCGGGATGGATCTGGCCGGTGACGCGCTCAATAGTGGCCAGGTAATCGCCGATGTCGTGGCGTGGGCCATCGGCGTCGGCGCCTACTGTCAGATCGGTAACATCGGCGTCGCCGCTCCCGTACCATTCGATGAAGTCGCCGATCTCCCGTGCGGCGAGTGCATCAAGAAGATGCTCCGCTGGACGCCGGACGCCGTCGCGTGGCTGGATTACTCGACGACTCCGCCGACCTTCAATGTGACCCGGCGCCCCAATTGCACGGCCGTGACAATTCCCTTTGTGGGCAATGTCGAACAGGTCAACATCAAGACCCTTCCGGAACTCGTGGTGCCGAGCGTCGTAATCCGATACCTTCAGGAGAACCAGACCGACGGCATCCCGGCGATCAACGTGATCGTCGACAACTTCCCATCCGGCTCGACCGGGACGGAATATGGCTCGCTCGTCCAAAGTACGCGCCTGGCCGGCACCCAGTCCACCTACCAGAAGGTTCCCATTCAGACTGGTGTTATCCTCGCGATCCCCGAGGGCGATGGAGACGATACCGCAAACTGCGACTGGTGGAGAAATCACATAGGCTGGCTCCATCAATTCTCCGCCTCCCGGCTGAATCTTGACGACGACTCGACCAGTGGATGGGTCATCGGCGCGGATAGCACCACCACTCAAAATAATGACTCCGGCACCCCCGTCGACTACGATATCGACGATTACCCGAACGAGTTACTCCGCGGCGCCCTTGCCGATTGGATGAATGTCATTCACGCCAAATGCACCTTCACCACTTCGTTCACTTACAATTACCCGGATACCGCCGATGACGAAAGCCTTGCCGCCGTCGGCATCTTTGGCGGATCGACCGATGGAACCAACGCAACCGACGATGGCACGCAACAGGGCATCCAGGTTACAGTCACAGTCATAGGTACGGACGCAGTCACCCAGACCTATGCTCAACTATCCAGCTACACACAGGCCGAGCCCATTCCCACGGGACTTGCCGCGCAGTTATATGCCTCGCTTTCCACCCTTCCATTCGAGGGCGGCTACGAGATGGTCTCCTGCGAGGTTGGTACATGGACCCTGGGCACCGTGCTCAACCTCGCGGGCGGCCGCCCGGAATGGGAGACAATGAACGCGCTCCTCCAGGAGATCGAGCAGGACTTCGATAATGGCAGGACGACCTTGAAGTTTGGGGCTGCCGGCCATCTTACCCTCCGCGATCTCATGGAGCAGCTCCGCGCAAACAGAACCCGCGTGGTATCCAGCCACATCAAGGAGCGGCTATCCGGCACACCCAGCGATCCCACGGTCAATAATACAACCAACAGTCCATTCAACGACGCCTCCACTCCACCGGGTAATCAAAGCATCCCCTGGGAAGGATACCAGACCGCACAAGATCCCGGAGACGGCACACCTCCGGACCCAAGTGCCACCTATGAGGTCGTCATCGGCTACGGCTCCAGCAGCATCGTCGATACACTCCCGAACCCCTCCCCCGTCGAGCAATTCGAAATCTCAATCGGCAACGACGGCAGCGGATGGGACGGATCCGATTACAATTCCGACTCCCTCAACAATGTCTTCTCGCTTATCAGTGGCGATGCCACTTACACCAATGACCGCCTCTGGATTGGCGCCATGGATAACAGCGGCGATGGCGGCAGTGTTTTGATCAACCCCGGCGACCCGTCCATTTCCCTCTCTCCAAATCTTAATCCCGCCGACGATACCTCCACCGACCAATACATTCATATTTCCCTGCCGGATGGCTTCATCGAGATCAGCGGCGGCTTGCAGGACGGCGCCACTTCCCCGAATACGATCACGATCCGCCCCTACGAGATTGACATGGAATTTTCGACGGGAGGGTCCTTTGTGATGAATGCTTCGGAGCCGATCATGGATATCTCGGACGGCAGCTCCAATTACTTCCAGCTCACGGTCGGTACGGATACCATGCTCCAGATCTACGGGTCCGGCGCGGAAGAGGGCGGGGCGGGCGGCGGCTACGTAGCCCTCGATAACGAGACCGGTCTCTATATCGAAAACGCCGATGGCATCTCAACCTACGGCAGCGCCTCGATCACGATTGCCAGTGCAGCCGGCCAGAGCGTCGACATCTACCCCAACGCTCTCCCATCCGGCGCCGTTGCCTCATTTGTTCCCGTGCCCATCGGTTCCGATACTTATTACATCCTCGCATACAATGCCGGATCCGAAGGCGGAGGCTAAGAAGGCTGATCCCTGATGAAAACTGATTCCCCTCCCACTCGCCTCATGCTCACCCTCGCTCCGTCCCAGCAGCGGAACCTCCTCGGCTTCCTTCAGCGCGCCTCGATCACCGGCCGCGACGTCCCCGCCTACAACGAACTCTTTTCCCTCATCTCCTCCGCACAGCCCTTGCCCACTCCCGATCCCGCGCCCTTCAAATCATCAGCGGAGCGCGGCGACACAGCCCATCCATAA